GTCCCTCCGCATTGTTACCGAGAAAACTCAAACCGGCCAGGTGCGGATCGGGATAATAAAAACCCGAACTCAGACCGGCCGGGCAAAGATCGCCCTATCTACCCATCAGACCATGACTGGCAGGGCCACCATTGAAATAATGGCCGAGTCCATCGGCAACTTCATTTTAAACAGCCTCTATGGTTTGAGTCATCGCGTAAAACGCCCCGTCTTGTCCTTTGTCCTGAAAGAGAGTTGCCGGAACTTTATTTTAAATAACCCGGAACGCGCATATATTCTTAAACTACCCCCAAGGAATTTCACAATTAGATTAAATAAATGACCATAATCAAAGTCGTCAAAGACGACAAAACCTACGACATTAATTTCACCCTCCAGGACGCGAACGGCAACGCCATCAATCTGACTAACGCCACGATGCAATTAAAAGTCCAGGCTTCCAATTCTACCGAGCTTAAATTTGCCGGAACCATGAACACGGTCAGCGCCGCAAGCGGCACCTGCAAATATACCGTCGCTCAAGGCAATTTTAACCAATCAGGTAATTTTAACGCCGAGATCGAAGTGAGCTATACCGGCACCGGTGAGATCATCACTTTCCCCGACATACTTTTTAAAGTCAAAGACGACCTGCCTAAGACTTAACCCCTCTTTTTATGTCCATATTTTCAAAATTCAAAAAGCTGGCCCTTACCTTTAAGGGCGGAGTGCCGATGTCGATTTATATGCCGAGCGGGATCGGCCAGTCGATTATCACTAAGAATGACGCTCTAGATTTCTATACCGCGTGGGTTTACCGCTGTATTGATCTACGCTCCAATGCTTTGGGCAGTATTGACTTTAAGCTCTACCAGCTTAAACAGGACGGTTCCGTGGACGAGATCGCCCAGCACGAACTTTTAGACCTTTTGTACCGCTTCAATCCCGACTGGACAAAATTCGATTTTATCAAGCAGTCAATTATTTATCTGGATATTTTCGGGGCCTCACCCTGGATTTTGGACGGCGGCGACAAGGGACGAACACCGCAGAATATCTACCTGGCCCGGCCGGAATATATGTCTGCCATCAGGGATCGGGAAGGAAACTTAACGGGCTATAAATACCAGATTGGGGCCTTTACCAAAGACTACACCAAAGACGAAGTGATCGAACTTAAAAACTTTAACCCCAAACAACCGGACAAGGGCCTAGGAGTCATTGAAGCGGTTAGAACCGCCGCCAAGCATAGCGATTATATCGGCCAGCACAACACTAAACTTTTAGAAAACGGCGCCCGGCCGTCCGGTTTTCTTGAATATGAAGGTAACCTGGACCAAAAAGAAGTGAAACGATTGAAAAAGGAATTTGAGCACACCTTCCAAGGTTATGAGAATGCTTATAAGGTAATTTTAACCCAGGGGGGCATGAAGTTTAACCCGGCCATGATCCCGCCCAAAGACCTTGAATTTATTACTGCCCGGGAGCTGAATCGGGACGAGATCGCGGGCATATTCGGAATACCGAAAACCATGCTTGGTTACAGCGACGCTACCCGCGCGTCCGCGAAGACTTCCGAATATATCTTCGCTAAATGGACGCTCGAACCATTGGCCACCAAGTATTTTGAACAACTAAACGAATTTTTAGTACCCCGCTATGGCGATAACCTCTGGCTTTGGTACGAACCCTTAGCCAAAGACGATGAGGAACTTTCCTTAAAAGAACGGGAAATATCCTGGAACAAATGGAAAACGACCAACGAAATCAGGGCCGAAGAAGGCTTAGACCCAATCAAGGGCGGAGATAACGTCTATCTGCCCCTTTCCAATATGCCGATGATGAACAACCCTGTCCAGCAACCGTTAAAGGCTCTTACTCTTGAGGCTAAAACCGCCGATCCTAACCGCATAGACTTTAAAACTCAAAACTGGATAAAGAAAAGGATTTTAAACCGCAATGTCCGCCTTAAGAACCTAGCGGAAAAGACGGCGGATAAAATCATTAGCAATTTGCTTGAAAAAAAGAAAATCGTTATCAAGATAGTGCCGGAGAAAAAGGAGCTTTCCCAGGAACAGATCGACACCTTTTACAAACTCCGCATGACCGAAGAAGGGGCGCTGGAGGGCATGTGGGAAAAAGGAATGACCCAATTTTTTGCCAGTCAGAAAGACCGCTTTTTAGAAAAGCTCGACGCTAATTTTGCCAAGTTAAAAGGCATCGAGGATGATTTGAACATTGATGCGAGCGATGAACTGAAAGCCACTATCAACATTATTTCCCCGTTGATGTACCAGACCTTGATGAAAGGCAGCGTCCAGGCCGCCGAAGTGATCGGCGAACCAGCCATATTAGACATGGATTTTTTCAAAATTTGGCTCGATAAGGTGAGCGAAGAAACAGGCCAAAGCATTAATAATACTACCATCCAGGCTTTTGCCGATACCCTGAAAGAGGGGATTGCCGCCGGTGAGGGATTAAATGACCTTAAAACCCGCGTCCAAGTCATTTTTGACTTTGCCACCGCTACCCGCGCCACCCTGATCGCCCGCACGGAAACTGCCCGAGGGGTAACCGAAGCCCACCGCAAGATGTATGAGCATTATGGCTTTGATGAAGTGAAATGGCTACTTGCTCCCGGGGCCTGCGAGGAATGCGCGGGCAGGTCTGAAGAGAAATGGACGATCAATTCCATCGACGGGCAGATACCGGTCCACCCTAACTGCAAGTGCGATATGACGCCGACCGTTTAAAATTTAATATAAACATATTTCGATAAAGGGATATAAACAATCAGCGGAGCATATAGCTAAAAGGGTTGAGGCATTAAGAAAATGGAGAATAATTAATCCTAATTCTTGCCGAGGTGAAAATAATCCATTTTTCGGATGTGAACACAGCGTAGAGACTAAAGCTAAAATTAGTAAGAAGCAAAAAGGGAAAAAATATCATCTTGGAATGAAAGTTAATGCCGAGGGTAGAGAACGAATGAGAAAGGCTCAATTAAACGGCAATAATTGGATGCGCGGCAGATGCAAAGAAAATCATCCGAATTGGAAAAACGGTATTCATCGCGACAAACATTGCGGCAAAGATTATGAAGATTGGAGAAAGGCAGTATATGAACGGGATGATTATGCCTGTATAAAATGTGGCAAGAGGGGAGGAGAACTAAACGCACATCATACGAAAGAATGGTCAGAATATCCGGAATTAAGATTTGTTATATCTAATGGCGTTACTCTTTGCGAAATTCCGTGTCATAGGCAAATTCATTTTACGCCTTTGTAGAATTTAAATATTTAATATTATTCAACAATATGCCACAAGAACACAAGCTGGAATACAAGCGTTTTTCAGCCCTTGATTTCAAAGTCGTGGACGATGAAAAAGGAATTATTGAAGCCTATGTCTCGATTTTTAACAACATCGATTTTGGCGGCGACAAAATCATTCCGGGCGCTTTTAGCGACAGCATTTCCCGCAAACTCCCTAAAGGTGTTTGGTCGCATAATTGGGACCAGCCCATAGCCAAGACATTAGAAGCCCGGGAAGATCAGAAAGGACTGTATATCAAGGGGCAATTTAATCTTGATACCCAGCGCGGCAAAGAGGCTTATAGCGATCTTAAATTTGGCACGATTGACGAATTTTCCATCGGCTTCCGCGTCCAGGAATACTCTTATGAAAAGATAGATGATGATGAGATCCGGGTTTTAAAGAAAATCAAACTCTATGAATGGTCGCCGGTGCTGGCCGGGATGAACCCCGATACTGAATTAGTGTCAGTCAAGGAAGAAAAGGAAGAAAAGGAAGAACCGAAAGCCAAGTTTGTTTACGTGAACAAAGAAAAGCGGCTGGTAAAAATTTATTTAAGCGACGGCACCACTAAGGAATTTAAAATCAGTTATCGATATTTCAAATATCTCAAGTCCCTCGATGAAAAGGGGGCAAAGGTCGAGTCTATGCCGGAGATACAAAAAATCCGCATCAGACAAGTAGCAAAGCAAATCGATAAAGGAGCAGAATTTCTGCTTCGTGTAATTAAGTAACTTTCTTATATGAGTGAAGTAAAAACCGAGATTAAAGAGGTCACTTTGGACGAGTTGAAAAACATGTTCAAGGATGAACTCAAGTCCCTTCTTCCAGAATTGAAGACTGAGGTTGTCAACGAGGTGAAAGCTTCGTTGCCCGAAGTCAAGGAAGAAACCAAGGAAACAAAAATCGAAAAAGCGGCTAAATTCATCAAGGATTTAGTGAACCGCGAACTAAAAACCGACAGCGCCATTGGCAGCACCGTCGGTTCGATGGGCTATTCCATCCCGACCGAATTG